CCCTTAAGCAATTCCAAATACTTTTCTTTGGTAATAGCACCACGACCATAATCTTTGGTAATTTTTTCTAAAGCCTGTTTGGCAGCAGGACTCTTTGATTCCGCTGCCGCCCTCTTGGCTCCTTCAATAATGTTCTTTTCTTGCGCGGACAACAACTTGGCACCAGTACCATCATCCGTAACATTTTTTGATTTAGATTTACTAGTAACAGTTTGGTCAACATCCTCATAAACATAAGGTTTGCCATCCGCTGTTTTCAACTTAGGAACTCTAACTTCTTTACCGTCACGAATAATTGTTTCGTAAACAGTTTTGCCATTTTCGTCTTTAACTTGTTCCAAAGAATCTACCTCTTTTGCTTTAAACTTCTTATCAGCAGTTATACGCTTAGCCCGTTCAGCAGCAGTCTCATATTGAGGAACCTGCCTGCCACCAATTTCTTTAAACACTTGCTCACCCTCAGCGTTCTTAATTGGATACAAAGTTTTGTCATCCAAAACAGACATCGCTTTATCTCTTGCACTTCCAGCACCCTCACGAATAGCCTTTTTGTCCAAAGCATCCAAACCAGCCCTAGCACCAGACATCTTAGCCTTCTCTGGTGTCATAGCCTTAAGGTTTGTTACACGAGTGGTTAAACCTTGTTCAGCAGATTTTGCTATTTGCTGGAACTGTTTGCCAACTTCAATAATTTCTTCTGCGATAAGTTTGTCTAATTCATTTTGGGTAAATTTTTTGCCAGCAGCAGTAGCCTCTTCAACTTTTTTGGCAACACGCTTTTCGGCAACCTGTTCAATTTTGTTGGTAGTAGCCAAATCCATTTTAGCAAAAGTTGCATCCAACTGTTTTTCAAATCCTTTTTCAGCCAAACGAGTTTTACCACTCTCAGAAAAAACTCCTTCAACAATTTTTTCATCCCTTTTAATAAACTCATCAGCGTTAGCCAACCCTCTTTCAGCCCTAGAAAGCATAGACTTTTCTGCTTGAACAGCCTGATTAGCCTTGTTGGCAGCCTTATTGGCTGCCTTCTGAGCAGACTTATCAAGAATACCAGAAACCTTAGGTGCAGCATCAGCAACAGCAGCCTTGGTTACAGCAGCCGCTTCGTCCCCGCCACCACGAGCAGCCTTAATAGCGGCTTCAATAACATCATCGGTTTTGCCCAACTCTTTTAATGCCTTTTTTAAAAGGTCTTCCCAAGGTAAAGCCATAGTTATCTTCCTTCGTTTTTCTTTTTAATCATCTCTTTGGATTCACGCTGTTTCCTCAACGCCTCCGCCCGAGCCTCGGGCGTACGGGTAGCAGCATGAGCAGCCTTGTTTTCTGCTTTTTCTGCCGCCTTTTTTGCACGACCAGCCTCAGTTAACTTTTCAGTATTCTTAGCGTGGACAAAGCGGTTGTACGCAGTTTTAACTTGTGCCGCGTCCATTTCATCAAAGGTAGATGGCTCAATAAAATCAGAATACTTAAAGTTTTCAAAAGCAATAGAATTATACTCTGGCTTAACGAGTTTTGGTTTAGTTATTTTGGTTCTCGGCAAACCTTCGTTTGCCTGAACCAGTTTAGGTGCCGACTTTGTTTCGTCAAGATTTTTTAAAACAGGTGTAACAGCCTCGTCTGTGCCACCCATCAAACCTTTAACAATTTTGGCAATGCTAACATCGTCCAAACCGTTATCAACAAGATTTTTTACAATCTTGCCAATATCAAGTGGGTCCATTATCGTCTGCCTGAACGAACCTTCTTAGGGTCCATTTTGAGGAACTTTTTAACAAAATCTGCCTCTGGACCAGCAGCAACAAAACCATACCTTTTCTTGTCCTTGTTAACAATTGCTTCTGCTTTGCGAGCAGAGTTGTATTCCGTTGCACGCCTTTTGCGTGCAGCATCATACTTGTTAACATCCTTCAAAGATTTATCTTTAATCTTTGCAGCACGAATAGCATCCTTATATTCCGAGGTGCCCTTCATATATGTTTCGCTATAATTCTTTGGCTTAGAACTAATTACTAATTTTTGTCTTACACGAGGCAAACCAAATTCGTTTGGTACAATTACTTGTTTTGATTTTGGGGGTGTACGAGGTGGTATTTTGTTTACTGTAACCGATTTAGGTTTGTTAAATAACCGAGCAGCAGACTTAGCGCCCTTAATAACGCCTTTAGCGATATCATCAATACCTTGTGGTTGCAACTCAATAGCAGGTTTACGCATTACATTATCCTTTATATAAATATATGTAGGGAAGGGCGGGCAGCGCCACTTCCCCACATATATGTTTTAATTATGCTCGGTAAATTGAAACCGTGTTTGCGGCAGTGAACACTGCAACATAGGTAGCAGATGACGCTGCTGCAACCGAAAAGGTTGCTGCAACACCAACAAGCGTTACACCAGAAGCACCAGCAGTTACCACGATTGGGTGGGTTGCTGCGGCGGCATTGACAACGGTGAATTGGAAACTTGAACCAACACCCTCATCTGTGAACGCTGCACCAAGTTCCGCACCAGTTGGTGTGGTCAAGGTACGGCTTGCCGTTGGGGTCATTGTGTACAGTGTGCGTGCTGCACCAGCAAGAGTCGCTGCTGTTTGTACGGTTGCTGCGTCAGTTGCTGCAACTACTGTTACCAACTCTTCCTTGGCTACCCAAGCGGCGAGTCGTGTACGGTCAATTGCACCATTGTCGTTTGATTTTAGTGGCATTTTTTTTCCTTTAGTTAAATTTTGTTTATATTAATAATTGTGGGGGCTTTCGCCCCCACTATTACATTTGTTACTAGGCGGTCTTAGCCGTCAGTTTGCCCTGCTTGGAACGGTTACGGCAAGTCAAGTTACCGTAGCACATGATAAGCGCATAACGAGCATCCAAGTCTTCTGGACGAACGAAAGCAGTTTGGGTAAACCATTTGCCAGAGTGTCCAACCAAGGTCAGATACTTGCTGTTAATGAAGAACATTGTTCCTGCTGGAGCAGCGGCATCATAAACAACTGGAGCAGCCTTGAACAACAAGTTCTGGAAACCAGAATCCGCTGTCTTGGTGTCGGTGTAACGCAACTGTGGTTGCAACAAACCTTCATACTTTTCAAACAAGGTTTGGCTTGTAAGAACCATGTCTGGGTGGTCGTTACCAACAGAAATGCTGTTGTATGCGGTAGCCATTTGAGCAAGAGTCAACGCTGTTGCGGTGTTCTCCTCGTATGAACGCCAGTATTCGTTGCCAGCAGTAGCGGAGTTAATTCCACCAACAGTGTTACCTGATTCAATCAAGTTTCCAAGACCGTTCCAGTCCTTGCTACTGTTTCCAGTACCATCGGAATAGAACATTGCGTTGAAACCTTCACGCATAGACTCTTCAGCCTGCATGATTTTGGCTTCCAACAGGTTAATGATTTCCTGTTCGCCGTTGTTCTTGGCTTCTTCAATACCGCTAATTGCGATAGAAGCAGCGTACTGCTTCCATTCGTATTCGGCAGCCGTGATGCCAGTTTGTGCGGTCAAAGCAATTGAATCGTAACCTGAGTACGAAGCAACCGTGGTGTTCTGACCGTAGATGAGTGGTTCAACAATTTTCGTGCCACCGTTAAGCATACGAATACGACCTTTTTGCATAAGGTGGTTCGTAAGAACGCGGTCCGAAAATACGTTGTCCGTGAGTTGGTCACGGTAATTTGCGAGAGTTGTTGATAGCAACAAATCAAAGTTTGGGTTAGACATTATTTTCCTTTTAGAAAACTAGGGGGGTTGTTAATTAGTTTGCACCCATTTGACGCTTAGCCTCTGCCCAAGCCTCAGCAACAGAAGTAATAGGGGTAAAAGTTTCACTAGTTGTAGTGGCGGTAGCGGATGAGCCACCATTAACCACACTTGCTACCCGCTTAGACTGCATAACAGATTTCTCTATTTCTGCTCGTCTTTGCTGACCAAGTTCTTCTAGTTCTCTTTGAGCCACCATTTTATCAAATGCTAACTGCTTGTAAGTGCCTTCCAAATCGGTTGTTCCACGCTGGATTGCCAGCGTCACAACTTCTTTGACATCAAAATCACCGTACTTAGATTGCAAACCCTGAATTTCACGCTCAATTAATTGTTGATTCTGGGCTTCCTCAAACTGTGCTATTCGTTTATCTAGTTCACGGTACTTTTGTTCCGTGGGGTCTAGATACTCTGGTTCTACATCTTGAACCATTTCCGCAGCAGCCTTTCGGCTGATACCATAATGGGAAGAAAGCATATCAATAGTTTTGGCAGGGTCAGACTCCAAAGCCGCTGAAAGCGCTGTAGCAAATTGAACTTCTTCTCTTTGCTGACTTAACTCTTGCGTTTTTCGGGTATAATCTGCTTGGCGTTGATAACCAGCAATAGCCTCAGATAAAGGAACTTGCAATTCCTCACCATCAAGTTTAATTGGTACACGATAATTCGCGTACTCATCTAATTCCAAGATGGGTGTATCGGGTGCTTCGGTATAATAATCGTTATATTCGTCTGCGAATTCAGTTGACCCAGTATCGGGTTCCATTTCGGCAAACTCTGCGAGTTCCTCACTCATTATTTTTTCTCCTAGAGTCCTATAATGGTTGCTCTATATATAAACTGGGCGTTCCCTAAGCAGGTGGCGCACCCTGTCCTTGCTGTAGCATCGCAACAATCTCAGGTGGCAAAGATGACTCAGGACCCGCTGGAGAGCCTCCAGCGGCTTGTGGAGCCGTCTGAGGGGATTGTGGTGGCATACCCATCTCACCCTCAGCAGGGACAGGAGGGGGTGGGGCTTGTAGGAACTCGTCAGGGTTTTTGACCCCGAAACCAAACTGTAGCACATATGCCGCAAGTTTTTGCATATTAACAATTCCAGCACCAGCAAATGGTGACATAGCATCAACCATTTGCAAAGCCATCTGGCGTTTAAAAGATTCGTTATGTGGTTGAGTTGAACCAGCAGCAACTTCAAAGTCAAAGTCACCAGCCAAATAATCTCGGTCAAAAGTAACCCACATTGGTTCACCGTCTTTGCCAGTTACACGAGCAACTTGTTCACCAGTCATATACTGTTGAGCCAAAGCCATCATTCTACGACCAACTTCAGCAATAGCCTGTTCAACTACAGCCAACTTATCTGAGGTGCGAGCGTTAGCAGCA